ACAGGGCCGGCGCGCCGCCGCGGCGGGGCACGCAGGACACGCCCACGCACAGGAGGCCGGCACGCACGCGCCCGACCAGGAGGTTGGCCGCGGCCCCCTCACCGCCCGACGGCACGGCCAGGGCCTCCACCAGACACACCACGGCTCACCTCTCCTTCTCAGGCGCGGCCAGGGCGTCAAGGAGGGTGTCGGCGGCAGAGACGGCCCGCTCGGCGGCGGCCTGGTCGTCGTGGGCGCCGGCCCCGTAGAGGGCGGCGAACACCGCCGTGGCCACGCTCAGCCGGTCGGCGGGCGCGTGCTTGGCCTTGGCCGGCTGCGCCATGGGCGGCGTGTGCGGGTGCGGGGCCGGATGCGCCTCGAGGATCTTGGCCATCGTCTCACCCCTTGATTTCCGTGAGGGTCGGGGCGGCGCTCACGGGCGCCGCCGTGTACTTGTGGGCCGTCTGCGTGATGCCGCACACGTCGCAGTAGCGCCCCCACGCCTCGTACTCGCTGTGGGCACGCACCCGGACGGTGGGCATCTCCTGCAGCGACACCGTCCACCAATCGCCGAGGGCCGGGTCGGCGAACCGGGCGTCTGCCACGCGCTGCGTCTTCTCCGCGGCTGAGAGGCCGACCCACTCCAGGTAGCGGGCGTGTGCCTCCTTCTGCGCCGCCGTCTCCCGGGCCTGCGCCTGGAACTCCGTCACCTGCGCCCTGAGCAGCGCCACCTCGGCGCGCAGCTGCACGGCGTCGTCCGGCGTCAGCAGTGCGTTGTCGCGGGCCATCGGCTTCACCTACATTTCAGGTGTCGTTCATCGTCATGAAGCGCGGCTCTTGCACCGCAGCCACGCCCCGCTCACTCACTTTGTAACGCGCCCATATGTCAGCCGAGAACTCGAGCTCGTTATTAGATGCGGCTTGTAGGGTTTCGATGTCCCACACTTGCACGTAGAGGAAGGCGCGGGTCGGCTTGCCGTAGAACCACCTCGTCGTCGAGCCGCTGCGGGCCTTGACGTAGGGGCTGGAGAGGACCTTGATGCCCTTCCCCCCGTAGGGGTTCGACCCCTCGGTGCGGATGGTCGCCGCCTGCACACGCATGTCCACCGTCGTGACGCCCGTGGCGCTGACGATGCGCTCCGCGGTGCGCTGCAGGGCGCTGGGCACGAGCAGCGTGTCCGGCTTCACCAGGATGGGCTCCCCCGTATTTGGGTCCGTAATCGAGTCAAATAAGAGATCAGCTTTCTCCAATGCTCGCCACTCATTGCCCTGGCCGTCGAGTGCATTGCCCGTTTGAGAGTTGATATATACACCACTGGCCAGGTAGGTGTTCGTGGCCGTGCCGTTGCGCTTGTAGTTGTTCTGCACGCCCACGGCGACGTCCAGCACCCTCTTTTCCTTGTTGAGGCCGAGCCAGCGGCCCGTTTCACCTGCCGCCTTGAGCAAGAGGCCCGTGCGGTCGGCGACGATGATTTCCCGCGTGACGGGGACGATCATGCCACGCTTCCTGGTCGGCGGCGTGTCGATGTACTCCTCGTTGAGGCCGACCAGCGGGTAGGACGCCCCCTCATCGACGATCTCCGCCTTGTCGCCGATCCTGCCGATGCCGGGGATGCGCTCGCCGTCCAGGAACTGCGTCGTCATCGTCTCGCACAGCTGCGGCCACAGGAACTCGGGATCTTGATAGGCTTCCTTGACCTTGTTGAAGACGATCTGGCCGATGATGCCGGTGAAAGCGCTGGTGTCCACGGCCTGCGCCGCCTCCAGCAGCGGGCGGCCCCCGCTCTTGCGGCTGTCGATCAGGCGCAGCAATTCCTCGCCGCTCTCGTGCAGGGCGACGAAGAGGTCCTGCGTCGAGAAGTTTTCGGGGCGCAGGTCGCCGCGGTTCAGGGACTCGGCCAGGCTGCGCACGCAGCCGTCGGGCCGCAGGCAGCGCACCATCCGCTTCAACTCATCGAGCTTGACCGTCTTCATGCTGGCCATGACTCACCCCCCGACCAGGTCGTAGATCAGCGAGCCGCCCACGGCCACCGCCGCCGACAGGTTGAGATTCAGGGCCTTGCCGCGGGCCGTCTGGAACCAGCCGCGGGCGTTCGGGCCAGGCTCGACCGCCACCAGCACCGCGCCCGCCGCCGGCCCGTACAGCAGCCCCGACAGGGCCACGGCGCCGCCCCCCACGTCCGACAGCCACTGCGCGTTGACCGCGCCCGAGAAGCTCAGGACGTAGCCCACGACGCGGACCGAGTAGCCCAGCACCGCGGCGACGATCACGTTATCGCCGCTGGCCGACGCCGTGATAGGGGCGCTCGAAGGCATCGGCTCACGTCCTCAGCGAGTAGGCGCCCAGGTAGTCGCACACCACCGTCTCGGCGCTGGCCGCGTTCAACTGCTTGACCATGATGCCGAACTGCATCGCCGCCGCCCCCGCCCACGGCACGCGTAGCTTCAGGGGCTTGCTCCAGACGGGGTCGCGCAGCTGCTGCCCGCCGTAGGGCGGATAGATGCTGTCGCCGCCCGGCAGGTCGCGCAGGCCCGCGAACAAGCTCACCTCCAGGTTGGCGCCCTGGACGTCCACCTGCACCCTGAGGACCTGGAACGCCGTCGTCGGGCTGGGCTGGCTCGACTCCAGCGTGCCGCCCGTCAGCTGCTGGGTGCTGCCCACGCTGACGATGCCCCGCCACAGCGTGTCGCCGAACTGCTTGTAGATGCCGGCGCCCGAGAAGACGCCGATGGGCACGCCCGTGCCGTCCGCCAGGAAGGCGGCGGCGAACGCCGACGAGAAGCCGAAGTAGATGGCGCAGCCGCTGGTGGCGGCCTCGGTGTACTGGATCTGGGCCTCGCCGTACATGGGCCGGGCGGCGGCGAACGTCCAGTTGGAGCGCGTCGTCGCCACGATCGCCGAGGCGTTGGCCGTCGAGGCGGCGTTGCCCAGGCTGATCACCCCCGACTCGCCGTTGGGGTTGGTCACGGTGGGGCCCGTGCCCGTCAGCGTGGACGTCCAGTACGACGTCCCCGAGGTGTACGTCTGGAAGTCGTCGAAGAGGAACGCCGTCCTCTTCTTCTCCAGCTCGTCGGCAAAATCGAGCTTGTTCATACCCATCTGGGTATCTCCTTTAGCCAAGAAGCCGCTGCGCCCAGCCCTTGGCGTCGGACGCGGCGGGCGCCGCCCCCTCCTGCACCGCCGCCGCCCGGCCCGAGCTGCGGGGGGCCGAAGAGGGGCGGGGCGCCGCCGAGGCACGCTTGGCCAGGGCCAGGACGGCCAGGGCCTGGTCGAAGGTGACGCCCTTCATGGCGTCCACGACGTCCTGTGTGGCCTCGATGCCGGCGGACTTGCACAACGCCAGTGCACGGCCCTCCGTCAGCACCACCTCGCCAGGTCGCAGCCCGGCTGCCCCCGGCCCACTCCTCTGCCGGCCCTCTTTGGCCTTCTTCCTGGGCGGCCCCTCTTCCTCGTCGCCGCCGGCAGGCTCTTCCTCCTCCTGCTCTTCCGTGTCGGCCTCCTCCTCGCCCTCCTCGGGCTTGAGGAGCTTCATGATCTTGAGGCCGAGCTTGTGCTTCGCGGGGTCGCCGGCTGAGACCAGCTTGCCCACGGCGGCCACGAGGTCGGCCTTCCAGTCGCCGTCCTCGTCGGCGGCGGCGGCGGGCGCCTCCATGTCCTGGTCCATCATGGCCGCGGCGCCGCCCGCCTCGCCCAGCTCCAGCAGCCGACGCCGGAGCGCGGGGGCGGCCCGGGACGCTTCGATCAGCCGCCGCAGTGTCGTGCGTGCCATGTCCCGGCCCTCGAAGAGCGTGCGGTTCGTGCCGCCGTCCGCCACGATGTCCACCGAATGCACTTCCGGCACCTCGACGACGACGTACCTGCCGTCCTTGACCTCGCCCCTGCCGACGGCGTTGTGGCTCAGCGCGTAGCCCGCGCCTTCACGCAGCTCGGCGGCGTTCATCATCTTCACGGCGAGCGGGTCGGTCGGGTCGAGGAAGTGCAGGTCGCCGAAGATGCCGTCGGCGGTGACGTAGCAGTGCTCCAGCCACGCGAAGCGGTCGCGGGCGCTGCGCTCCTGCCCCGGCCTGGCGCGGGGAGGGTGATCGACGTTGACGTTGATGCCTTCCACGAGGTGCAGCTCGCCGGCCAGGGCCTCGGCGGTGTAGTCGGTGCCCGTGGCGCCCTGCACGCCGTGCGTGTTCGGGCTGCGCGTCCCCACTATTTTGCAATCATGAATCACGCCGCGCTCGCGGTCCACGCGCCCGCGCATGGGGGCACGCTCGCGCAGCAGACGTTCCACGAGGTAGGGTGCGGCGGCGACCATACCGCCGAGTGTACTGTCACACGGCGGGACGGTTCAATGTGAAAATGGACGATTTTGGCACATTCCGAGCAGACGGCGTGCCGCTTCTAGCCGTTTTTGGTCAGGTCGGGGTAGTCGGCCAGCACCTCGGGCGGGACGGGCTTGCCGGCGGCCAGGGCCTTTTGAACTTCGAGCCGGTGATTGCGGAAGCGTGCTTCCGCCGTCCCGGCACCCCACTTGCCGCGGACGTACAGATCGACCGGGATTTGCCAGTCTTCCTTGCCGCGTTGTGCCTTCATTGCCTTCCTGTCATCCGGATACTTCTCCTGACCATGCCGCAGGGCTTGCTCGAAGGATATCGGCCCCTTCGCTGCCGCCCCCGCAGGCGCCGCCGGCCCGCCCGCCGCCGGCCTCTCCTCCCGCGGCGCCGGCTTCTCCTTCGCCATCGCGATCTGCTTCTTCAGCGCCGCCGCCCCCATCGTGTCGGGCGGGCGCGCCCCCTTCAGCCCCGTGAATTCCTTCCGCAGAGCGTGCAGCTCGTTCGTCGTCGTGAGCTTGTCCACCACGGCGTCAACGAGGTGCTGCCGCAGCACGACGCTGGGGATCTTCTTGACGCCGTTCCGCTGGTGCAACTGACGCAACTGCTTCACTGAGAGGATGGCGAGGTGATTGGCCACCTCCCTGGCGTCGCCGCCCTTGCCCTTCAGCACGCCGTCGATCGCTTCCTGAGCCTTCGAGACGGCCTCGGCTGAGCCGCGGGCGATGAACCGCCCGCCCTCACCGCGCGGGTGGTCCGACGCGGCCCACGCCTCCTGGATGCTGCCGAGCTGGTCGAGGGCGTCGTCGCCGAAGAGGTGGTACAGCACCTCGGCGATGAGCGGCGCTACCTCCTCCGGATCGGGCGCCTCCTCCTCGTCTTCCTTGCCCTCGCGCATCTGACCGCCCGTCACGCGCGGCGGGTGTGGTTCGGGGGGTCGCGGCCCGCCGCCCCCTGGAGGGTGAGGCGGGCCGCCGCCCGGCGGCGGCGGTTGCTGCGGCCCCAGCACCTTCTGTTGCAGCGCCTGCTTCTTCAGCTCGCGGGCGTCGTGCTCCTCGTTGCGCCGCCGCACCAGCTCCCATTCCAGCCCCCGTTCCTCAGAAGCCGTCTGCCGGTCCTTCCAGCCGTTCATGATGCCGATCTGGTCCTCCTGGGCCTTCTCCAGCTCGTTGCGGTGCCGCACTGCCGGAGATTCGATGTCCAGCTTGATGAGATCCTCGAGCCCGGGGGGCAGCCGCCCGCACTGCTGCGCCCAGCGCACCGCCCGCCACACGCACGCCGCGAACGCACTTTGAAAGTAGATTTGTTCACACTGTCCATCTCTGACGGCGGGGGCCGCGGCGGACTCGAGGTTCGAGTAGTTCCCACTGGAGGTCTCCGCCATCCAGAATTCCGGGGCGCAGAAGGCCGCCGCCGCCATGCGCAGGTCGCCCTGCCCCGCGGCGAGGTAGCTCTCGCTCTGGTCGGTGGGCAAATCCTTCATCTCCATCGAGGCCGGGACGCGGCGGACGGCGGGGGGGATGACGCGCTCGCTCTGGATCAGGTCGCCGGACAGCGGGTCGGGGCGGGCCGGCAGGGCGCCCGGCAGCCCCGCCGCCAGGGACGTTATCTGCGCCTGCGTCCCCACCGTGTGCTGCCACACCTCGCCCGTCGCCGCCCGGTACGCCGCGCCGAGGCTGGCGTTCTGCTGCACACGGCTGGCCCGGTCCAGGGCGCGGCCCGCGTCGAAGAGGAAGGGGGACAGGCCACGCTTCACCGTCGCGGGGGTGTCCAGCCCGCGGACATGCACCACCTCGTCCGCCGGCAGGTCCTCGTAGGTGCCCGCCCCGGACGTCCCCTCGTTGTCGCCGCCGCCCGGCGCCGACGGGTCGGGCCAGAAGACGCGGTACTCCAGGACCGTTTCCACGTCCTCGAAGGGCGTCATCTGGTGGCGGATGCCGAAGGACCACCCCTCCTGGGGCAGACCGCCCATGTCGCGGATACGCTCCGGCTCGACGAAGCGGACGATGGTGGTACCGTCGTCCTGGTAGTGGAAGCGGACGAAGCACTCCCCGTCTTCCCCCTTGACGCGGCGGAATATCTCCCGCTCGCGGCTGCCGACGACGACGCCGGCACAGCCGGGGTAGCCGCCCCCGCACCAGTTATTATCTCTACAAAACGCATCTACTACTCTCTGAGCCTGCTTGCACAACACCTCCTGCTCCGGCGTCGGCTGTTCACCTTTCTGGATTATCGGAGAGAACGAGTAGCTAAAACCACGCCCTATCACGTTGTTGGTAAGGTTGCGCAAAAGACCTTGTGCGTAGCTGTTGCCAGCGACGCGCAGCCGCGCCTCCTGGCGCAGCAGGTCCAGCTCCTGTTGAGTACGAAAGACGGGCCAGCGCTGCCCGTGCCTGCGATCTGACGGCACGGAAGGGGGAGCGAGAGAGACCCAGCCAGGCCCATCATTGGAAGAAGGACGTATCGGATCAAGAAGATCGCTTCCTCCCCATGCATCCCAGAGGAAGAGCGATTCGAGCAGGGCACGGGCTTTCTTGGGGCGCCCGCCGGTCAACGCCGCGGCGATCTGCTCGCGCAGAGAACGGCGGACGTCACCCGGCACCTCGGGCTTCGGGGCCTGGCCGTTTACCGTGCTACTCATCGGTGCTCTCCCGCTGTAGGATGATCGGGTCGGACGGACGTAATCAGCGCCCGCCCGACCCTCACAACAACCCCTTGAAGGGAGGGATTGTCATGTCTCAGCGACCCTCGCAGGTCCACGTCGGCCAGCGGTTCGGACGGCTCACGGTCGTCGCCGGCCCGTTCCGGCACGCGACGAACCTTCATCCGGTCTGGCGCTGCCGCTGTGAGTGCGGCACGGTAAAGGATATTCTTCAAGGCTGCTTGCACACTGGCGATTCTACCAGCTGCGGCTGTCTTCGCCGGGAAGTAGCCGCCGCCAGGAGACGCACGCATGGCAAGTCAGACACCGCGGCTTACTCCCGCTGGAAAGGGATGGTAGACCGCTGCCGGAACCCCAGCAATCAGGTCTTCCGCTACTACGGCGGGCGGGGCATCCGCGTCTGCATCCGCTGGGCCACGTCGTTCACGGACTTCCTGGCAGACATGGGCGAGCCGCCCGCCCCGCGGCTCGATCTTGACCGCATCGACAACGAGCGTGGCTACTGTTGTGGCCATCCCGACTGCCCCGAGTGCTTCCTGTCCGGCCAGGCCCGCAACTGCCGCTGGGCGACGCACAAGGAGAACATGCGGCACACCCGCCGCACCCGCTTCCTCGAACACAACGGCGAACGGCTGCCACTGATCGAATGGACAGAGCGACTAGGCGTGTCGCCTACCCTCATTCTCGACCGCATCGACAAATTCGGCTGGACGGTCGCCGACGCCCTCACGCGACCTGTGCGCCGACGGCGGTGAGGGCGGCGCCGATCTGCTCGCGCAGGGCGCGGCGGACGTCAGCCGCGGGCTTGGGCGCCTGGCCGTTGGTCGTGCTCATGACGCCACCTCCTTGCCGCTCTTGGCGAAGACGTGCCAGGGGCCGGACGTGACCAGCACCGTCTCGTCGGCGCTGACGGACACGCACACCGCCCGCGGCACCAGCACGCGCCGGCCCGCCGCGTCCACGGCCTGCACGCCGGCCAGGGGGCGGCCCGGCACGGCCTGCCGCCCGCCGCCGTGCAGCCGCCCCTCACGGCACCCCGGCCAGAGCGTCACGTCCGCGAACAGCCAGGCGGTCATGAGTCACCCCCGGACGACCGCGGCGTCACACTGGGGACAGAGGGCGTAAGGGACGCCGCGGAACACGCTCTCCCACAGGCGCCCTTGCCAGCCACAATCCGGGCGCGGGCAGCGGCACAGCAGGTCGGCGGACGGCATCTCCGAGTCGCCCTCGCGGCGGCGCGTGCCGGGCGTCGAGCCGTAGCGGTCCGCCGTCGGGAACGCCTGCCGCAGCGCCGCCGCCGCCGCCTCATGGCCGTGCTCTTCGAGCCAGTCCGCGAACACGTTGGACGCCGCCGGGTCGAGCCGCGCGGGCCGGCGCAGCCCCTTGCCGGAGCGCCGGGTCGATCTGCCCCCGTCGGCACGGAGCAATACGGCTCGGCAACCGCCGGGCCGGACGTGCACCTCGACCACCTTCGCGGCGTGCCAGGTGCCACGCAGCAGCACCTCGACAGGGTCGCCCTCGCGCAGCCCGAGGAGATCGCCTTCGGTCATCGTGCCCTCCCCCCGACCGGCCCAGAAATCCGGGACAGGACATGCGGCCCGACCCTGTCTCAGGTCGCTCATCGTACTGCCCTCGGCTGGACACCCGCGGGGCGGTGCCCGAGCAGCCAGTCAACAAGGACAACCGCCATCTGCAATGAGTCGGGGCCGTCCTTGTACTCGGACACGGGGAACTCCCGCAACTGTGCCACCAGCAATCTCGCCCCCGGCGAATCCCTGAAGCGCATCCTGCCCTGAGCGAGAAAAGGAGTTAGCTTGGCCTGGACTCTTATATCTTTTGCCTCCAGGTTCGTGATCCCGTAGAGGGGCAGGACGATGTTCCGCTTCCTGGCTTCCTGCTGGAACAGCTCGGCTAGGTACTGCTGCCCGGCGTTGGTCTCGACGGCCAGCGCCTGCGCCCCCGTCGCCGCCAGCAGCTCCAGCCCCTTCGTGACGAGCTGCTGCGCGTCCCACTGCTGGCTGAGCCAGGCGTCGCACCACAGCGTACCAGACACGTCTACCCCGACGAAGGTGAACGCCGCGTAGCAGCCGGCCCGGACGGCGCCCGAGGCCGTGGCGTGGCCCCGCTCGCCCTGCCCCAAAGCGGGGTCGAGGGCCAGGGCACAGCAGCGCCATTCACGCGGCCAGCCCGCGTCCGGGACGAAGATGCTCGGAGGGAAGTAGGACGGCGGCCACACCGCCCCCTCCAGCGCCTCGAAGCTGGCCTCGTATTCCTGGGCGTACAGCCTGGGGGCGTCGTCCTTCGCCTTCGCCAGCTCCTCCGGCGTCATGAGCGGGTTATCACTGCTGGGCCGGCGCCAGCGCTGCCAGCCCGCCGCCGCGCCGGCGTGGTCGTAGAGGGCGTGGAACCAGTTCAGCCCCTTGGGGGTGGACAGGAAGGCGCACCAGCCCTGCCGGTCGGCCAGGGTGGGCCGCAGCGTGTCCCACACGGCGGCGGGGCAGCGGGCCGCCTCGTCGATCACCAGGCCGTCCAGGCCGACGGCCACCAGGGAGTCGGGGTCGACCGCCGAGCGGACCGTGACGCTGCCGCCCGTGGGCAGCTCGATGCGCCGCTGCACCTCGTCCTTGTCGCTCCAGGCGTCGCGCAGGGAGCGCTTCAGGTCGCGCCACATCTCGGCGGCGATCGGGTGACTGGGGGCGACCCACCACACCTTGGCGCCCTGGACGGCGCCCTTGAACTGGGTGCGGTAGGCGCCGTGGCCACCGACGGCCATGAGCAGGCCGACGGCAGACTTACCCCAGCGCCGCCCGCAGGCCATTACCTTCATGCGTGCCGGGCTGAACAGCACCGGCAGCTGATGCGTCAGCGGGTACGGCAGGCGCACGCTCCGGCGGCGGGTAGAAGTCGCTGACATGATGCACCGTGACGGTGGCGTTGATGCGGGCGTCGACGTCGAGATGGGCCTTGGTGGCGAACTGACGCGGGCGGCGCCGTTCCAGCCACCAGGCCGCGGCCTTCCAGTCCTCCAGGGTGGCGGCCTGGACGCGGGCCGTGCAGCGCACGGCGACGGCGGCCTCGGCGGCCTTGACGGCGTGGTAAAACTGGCACACCGCCCCGCGGCGGGCTGCCTTGCCTTGCCGCAGCCAGCGGTAGAAGCTCGACACCTCCAGGCCGGCGAAGAGGGCGGCGTCGGCCCGCGTGGCGCCGCCGGCCAGGGCGTCGCACAGCTTCTTCTGCGTCTCAGGGGTCAGCTTGGACGGTCGGGCCATGCTCAGGCTCCCGAGAGCGCCGGGGTCGGAGTCGCACCGCCCCTTCCCGCCTGGAGGGCGGGCGTGCCGCTGTCTGCACTTCCGGCGCGTTTGGGGCACGGCTGACGCATCGCCTCGACGCGGGCCACGAGGGCGGCGTCGGTCGTGTCGAGGACGCGGCAGTAACGGTGCTTGGGGTTGCTGTCCTGCTCGCGCCAGCAAGCGGCACGCAAGCGGTCTTTCCATGCCCCTCTTGTGCCGCCCTTCTGACGCGCAAGGTTCATCGGCTGCATCTGATCGTAAAGACGACCAGTCGGGGCCAACCATTGCCGCGTCGAGGCCGTCAGCCCGACATAGGCCCAGCCGCACGCCTGATAGATCGTGCCGACCTCGCCCGCGTCAGTGTCGCTGTAGGCGATGATGAGACGAGCCGCCCCCCCCCTGGCCAGCAGGCGGCACGTCCAGGCGACAAGGCGACTATTCGTGCCCGACGGCGCCCAATGGACGCAGGCGCCGCGGCAGAGCATGGCCAGCTCGTCACGACGCAGGCCGAAGGGGGCAGAAACGTTGTTGCCGGCGAAGCCGCCGCCCACGGCGACGCAGCAGACGCCGGCACAGTACGCTCCGAAGAAGATGCCATAGTGCAAGGAAGTGCCGGCCATCGTGCCGAGCCATTCGTACTTCAGGATGATCTGTGCGGCACAGCGGCGCGAAACGGGGCGGACGACGGAGCGGCCCACGTCGAGGTGCGGCACGGGCGGCGCGCCCTCGGCGGCGTAGCGGTCCCGCAGTTGCCGTTGCCAGCAGACGGCGGGGCACTTGTCACGAAATGTCAACCGTGACGCCGTCACGTTCGGACCACTCCAGAAGGGTCGGGCGCATGTCGTCAAGGGCGCGGGCGGTGCAGCGGATCTCCACCAGGCATTCCGACAGCAGGGGCGGCTCGGCCTGCGGCGGCGGCGTCGGCACCTCGACGCCGGGCGGGATCAATCCGTTGTTCTTCGCCAGCTTCGCCAGCATCTCCGCCAGGGCGGCATCGCCCGTCTGCACCTGCCGCAAGAGGGCGTCGAGGGCGGCGGCGTCGGCGGTGGCCAGCCCGGCGAGCGGGTCGAGCGTGGCGAGCAGTTTCGCCGCCTCGGCCTCGTCGACGTCGAGGACCAGGACGGGGACGACGCTGTCCGGGGTGGTGTCGCGGCGCAGGTGGCCGTCGATGAGCTTCAGCCCTTCCGGCACCTCGCGGGCGAGCAGGGCGTCAGCGTAGCCGATCTCGGCGAGGACGGCGCGCAGGGCCGAGCGTTGGTTGTCGGGGTGGCGGCGCCAGTTGCGCGGGTCGGGCAGCAGGTCGCCGGCGCGGACGCGGCGCAGCTCGCGGACGCGGTCGCGGACGGCAGGGGCGGCAGGTTCGGCCTGCTTACGGGCCATGCGCCCAGTCTACCCCGCCGGCCCCGCCGGCTCAAGGGGCGTCGTCGGCGGGCGGGTCGAAAAGCGTGCGCTCGCGTGGCGTGGCCGGGGGCGCCGTCGGGCAGGCCGGCGCGCGGTGCAGGCCGCAGGGCGGTTCGCCCTCTGTGTCGCTCTGACGCTCACGCGTCAGGGCGGGCGAGAAGGGGCCGCCGGGGTCGGTGAGGCACTCGGCGAGGTAGCCGAGCAGGCGCAGGCGGTCGGCGGCGGCGTGCAGGCGTCGGCCCAGGTCGCGGGCCTTGACGCGCAGGGGCGCCTCGCCGTCGGCGGGCGTGGCGGGCGGACAGGCAGCGGCGGCGGCGAGGGCGCGGCGTGCGGCCCAGAGGGCGGCGTCGGCGTTGTGGGCGGAGCGTATCAGGCGCTCCAGTTCGGCGCGGTCGGCGGCGGCGTCGGCGCTCATGGTGTCCTCGCGGCGGTGACGGTGAGGGGCGGTCGGGGCGGGCCGTGCGGCTCAGGGGGCGTCGCGCCCCCTGGCGCGGATGGCGGCGGCGATCTCGTCGGCGATGCCCTGGCAGCCCTGGGCGCAGTCGCCGGCGCCGGCGCCGACCGGGGTGGCCGCGCCTATCTCGTGCGCCAGCCGGGCGCACGCCTCACGCTCCTGGGCGACGGCGGCCGCGACGCGGCCCTCCCATTCTTTCGCTGTCATGCTGCACCTCCCACGGCCCTGTACGGGTCATGATGTCATTTCCGGCCTGGTCAGCCTCATCTCGCGCCGCAGCATCAGGTCAGCTTCGGCCTGCTCTGCCACGGACAGCGTCGCGAACAGCGCCGCACGCCGCCGGCGCAAGGAGCGTATCTCGGCGCCGTCCGCGCCGCCGGGGTCGCAGACGATCGTCAGCAGGTCCCGGATGCGGGCGGACAGCTCGACGTAGCGCAGCGTGGCCCTCATCTGACTGTCCTCGCGGTGCTGACGATGAGGGGCGGTCGGGGCGGGCCGTCCTGGGCGGTGCGGCGGCGGGCGCTGAGGGACCACAGGGGGGCGCCGTGGCGGCCCCGCTTGGGGCCGCGGCAGACGAGGCCGAGGGCGGCGAGGCGGCGGAGGAGGGGGCGCAGGTCGTGCGGGTCGGCGGCGAGGTTGGACGGGCAGCCCCAGCGCAGGCCGAGGGCGGCGGCGATGTCCTGGGCGGTGAGGGGGCCGCGGCGCTCCAGGGCGTCGAGGACGTCGGCGCCTCGGCGGGTGGGGCAGCCGGGCCAGCCGCGCTGGGCGCACTCGACGCGGTGGCGCAGGGAGCGGGGATGCAGGTGCCGGAGGCGGCGGAAGGAGGCGGGCACGCGTGGCAGGCCGAGGGCGTGGCGGCGGCGGCGCACGGCCCTGAGGCGGCGGCCCAGCAGCTCGGCCATGCGCCGGTCGGTCAGGCCGCGGCGGTGCAGGTCGCGCAGGCGGGCCAGTTCGGCGGCGGTCCAGCGGCTCATGCCAGCACCTCCTGTATTTCTGCCCACTGATCGGGGCGCCACAGGTAGACCTCGGCGGGGGTGAGGCGCAGGGCGGCGAGCCACTGCCGCTGCGCCGCCGTCAGCCGGCCCCGGGCCGACTTCAGCTCGACGACGACCAGCCGCGACCCCCGCACGGCGACGACGTCCGGGAAGCCGGCGCCGTCGCCCTGAACAGCCGTACGCCAGCCGCCGCGCCTGGTGCGCAGCGGGCGGAAGTGGACGCACAGCCAGCCGCGCAGGGCGGCGAGGTCGAGGACGGCAGACAGGAAGGACGCCTCGCCGGTCAACATCGTCTCATCCTCTGAGACTGAGAGTCAGGGCGCTCACCGGACACAGTAGGATGAGCGCCTTAGTCAAAATCCCTGTTGAGACTGTGCAAGTCATTGTCTGTCTGTCCCTTGCGTCCGTCCGTACTAAGATGCTCAACCCTGAGCGATGAGCATCTTGGGCAAACGTCGCCGCAAGTTGTTGTGCCATCTATCCTTCCCCTCGTCTCAACAGGGATTTTGACTAAGGCGCTCATCTCAGTGTGTCCGGTCAGGGCCGTAAGGACCAGTCTCATCCGGCGGCGACTGGAGCGAGTCATCAGGGCCGGGCAGAGCCACCGCCCAGTGCCCCTGTCCGGCGATGCCGCCGACGCGGGAGGCGACACAGCCGAGGACGGTACGAGCACGCCGGGCGGTGCTGTCAGCGATGCGAGCGGCATGGCAACGGCTGGCCAGTTCGGCAGCGTCAAGAGGGCCGGCGGCGAGTTGCTCGCGGATGAAGACCACGGCGGCCTCGATGCGGTCCGGTGCGGCGGCGGCGGCGGCCTGGGCCTGGCCGTGCCACAGAATGTCCTGGGCCGTCAGGTCGCACTCGCCGCGCCAGGCCAGGCGGGTAACGCCGCCGCCCGCCGGCTCGAGGGTGAAGGCGAGAGAGCGGGGCATCGGCCCCAGGTTGGTCTTGTTGGCGGCGAGCACGCGTGCGGTTTCGTCGTCGGGGTCGCGGCCCAGGACGAGGGCGGAGCGGGCGGCGCCGATGATGCCGATGGAGCCGCCGCCGCGGTACAGGGCGGGGCCGGCGGCCAGCTTGTTGAGGTGGCGTAACAGCAGGATGCACACGTCCAGTTTTTCGGCCAGGCGGGACAGGGGGCGCAGGCAGCGGCGGACGTCCTGGTCCTTGTGGGCGTCGTAGTCGGCGCTGAGGAACGCCATCAGCGGGTCGATGATGATGAGGACGACGCCGAGCCTGGCGATCTTGTCGGCGGCGGCCTCCAGGTCGTAGGGGAGGACGGGGGGCCGCTCGGCGCCGTCGGCGGCGCGGACGGCGTCGAAGCAGTGGACGCGGCTGCAGTCGGCGCCGGCGGCGTCGAGGCGGGGGCGGATGGTCCTGGGCAGGCTGTCCTCGGCGGACAGCAGCAGCACGCCGGCG